ATACTCAGTTAAAGACGGGCGATATTTTTGAGTATGACTACTTACAGCCAGAGCCTAATGGCTCAAAAGGATCTGGAGTAGTTTCTGTTACTGGTATAATATCTGATCCAGACTCAATCAAGAAAATAACAGATTCTAGATTTCTAAGCGTTTCGGCTGGCCACTCTTCGCCCATGCTTCTTTGCTCTACCTGCGGGGATTCTGTAATGGAATGTTCCCATATGCCAGGTAAAAAGTATGGCGCTGATGGAGAACCAGATGAGGATAGCGGTACCATTTGCTATGCAATAACGGGCCCTATGACTTATCATGAGCTAAGCTTTGTAAACCTGCCCGCTTCCCCTTCTGCTAAACTAGTTAATTTTAACTGGACAGATGGAAAGGACAGCTGGGATAAACATAGTATTATCGCTAGTCAGATAACTGGTAAGAAGGAATCGGTTCGGACCTTCTCTCTGTGTGACGATGACGGCGAATTAAGTCTTTTAAATAGCAGATACAACTCTGCTAATAAAAAGACAGTAATTGCAGTAAGCCCTGCAGTTGCGGACAAGCTCAAGCATGTTATGTCTTCTGAAGAGCCAACAAAAGCTGACGTGACTTCTAATGTCCGTCTGACTGGAAGTGGTCCTGTTTCGGGAGTCTCAAATGTGGAGCAAAATCTTGATAAGGCGAACGATTTAGATAATACATCTAAACAAGGTGAAAAAATGACTGATAACAAGATAGAATCTCTTGAGACAGAAGTCAAGAGCCTTACGGATCAGCTTGCTACTGCTAAGACCGAAGTAGACACACTAAAGAAACAGGTCGAGGCTAAGGATAGTCAGATCCAGAGACTCACGACGGATTCTGCCGCAGTGCAGAGTAAAATGGGCAAAGCCCTTGCTTTATCTCTCGCTAGCGTAAGAACTAAGCTCAAGAAGTCAGGTACAGAGGGTGTAGATTCTAAGGAGAAATTTGATGCCTATGTAGAAAAACTTTCTACTAGATCAATTGACTCTTTACAGGATTCTCTTCAGGACCTGATGGTAGAGCTTGATCAACTTGTTGTTGATTCCAAGCCTGAGACTAAAGCAGCGCCTGCTAAAGAGGTAGTTGCTACAGATAAGGTATCTGATCCTACCCTCTCGAAGGGTACAAAGCCAGAGACCAAAGTGGCCAAGAAGTCTGGAGCTACTAGAGCTACAGATGCACTTTCAAAAGCACTTGGACTAGAGTAAAAGGATAATACACATGCCAATTAGAGTTCCACGCGGATATGAAGTTTCCCGTCCTTATTACAACGAGCTATGCGAAGGTGTCCGGCCTGTAGCAGGTGCTCTTGCTAAGGAAGCTTGGACTGGTCTTGCTCACACAAGAGTTGATGAGCAGCATCACGATCCTATCGTACTTGAGCCCGGTACCCTCGTAGGTATTGTCACGGGCGGCAACGCAGTTGCTGCAGGAAGAGTTGTTCCAGCCCTTATGGGTACTGGCACAAACTTTGATGGTAACCTTATTCAGGTTGGTGCATCTAACGTATGGGGCCTCCCTTCTACGTCTGGTAACCACGCTGTTGGTGTAGTAAAGCCTATTGGTGTTGTTTATCAGCCAATTTATAGCTTTATTCTACAGGCTGCGTACACTAACTATACCCGTAACACGGCAGTTGGTGTAGTAACTGACTACGTCATTCAGGTTCCTGCTGTCAACTCTGATGAGTGGGCAATAGAGTCTGGTGACAGAATAATGCTTGGCGCGGGTGTTCGTCACGGTATTGGCTTCATGCCACCTAACCCAGCTTTTGTATCACACACTGCAGGGTTCCACCTTGCCGGTAGATACGCTGCTGTTAAGTCCTATCAGGCCACTACTATAGCTGCTCCTGCTGTCAACTTTGTTGATGACAGAGTGGTTGGTCGTTGCCTTAGAAAGGTTAGACTTGGTTCGGACTCGGCTGGTGCTTCTGCACAGGGCCGTGTTCTTGCTGATCATCTTGCGACCTTTACAATTGATGCTGCATTTGACTCGGAGATGTCTTTCCTCTCCAAGATCCAGACTGTCCCTGGCCTTACTGGCCTTACGGGAACTGGAACAAAAGGCGTCCCAGGTTATTACCTTGGAGCCAGAGCTGACGCTGCCGGTGTATACTGGGGCTTAACAATGCTCATCCGTCTCTGATATAAGGAGCAATTATCAAAATGGAAGATCTTAATTTTGATGTTTTTGAGGGCGAGCAGAAGAAAGTCCTCATCAATTTGGCCGAGCAGATCAAGAATCAGGCCTCTGACTCCGTTCAGACGGATGACCTTGGTTTCGAGGACAGCCCAGTAACTAAGAAGGATAGAGCAAATCTATCCAAGATTCGTAAAATCTGGGATAAGAACGGTTACCTTGACAACAGATCTGAGCAGATTTCTCTCGATCAGTTGCTTGAGAAGGACCTTCAGGTCAGAAAGATGATGCGTGACAATTTTAGCACGGATCTCCCTCTTCTGATTCCTCGTACCATCAGCACAATGGTGCGTGAGGCTATTGAGCCTAACCTCGTTCTTACGCCACTGTTAACAAGAATTAACTACAGCGCTGGAACTAGACTTTCTTTCCCAACGTTTGGCGCACTTGCTAACGCAGCTGCTGACCTTGCAGAGGGTGAGGAATACCCAGAGGGAACGATGGAAATGGGTGGTCAGACTGAATGTATCATCGGCAAGTCCGGTATCGCCGTAAAGGTGACGGAGGAGCAGAGACGGTACAGCCAGTTTGATATCATTTCTATGAACGTTCGCGCTGCTGGTAGAGCTCTTGCTCGTCTCAAGGAGCGTAAGGTTGCTGACTTGATCAGCACTCAGGGAACCATTTTAGTTAATAACGATGGTGGTGCTTCCTTTAGAAGAACGACAGGCCGTGACTTCGCGGGCGCGTACAATGGTACGCTTACCCTCGATGATCTCTTCAATGTGTGGGGCGTAATGGTTAACTCAGGCTTCATGCCTAACACGTTCATCATGCACCCATTTGCATGGAAGATTTTCTCGGAGGATGGTCTTTCGAAGCTATTCGGATTCCAGAACGGAATGCAGAATATGCTTTACCAGCTTCCTCAGGGAAATGCTGGCAATGCTCCTAGCTGGGCAAACCAGACCATGCTAAACAAGAACTCGTTTGTAACGAATCCTCAGGATATTGCTACAACGTACACAAGAGTTCCTTCTCTGTTCCCAACGCAGTTTAATATAATTGTATCTCCATACATGCCATTTACTGCGTCTTCGAACAAGACGGACATTGTCTTCTGTGATATCAATGAACTTGGTATTCTTGTTGTTGACGAGGAGGTCACCTCTGACGAGTGGACTGATCCGTCGAAGGACATCATGAAGATGAAGTTCCGTGAGAGATACGGCCTTGCTGTCAAGAACGATGGCCGTGGTATCGGTATTCTCAAGAACATCACGATTGCTAAGAATGTTGATTTCGCTAATCGCCTTAGCGTTGACTTCCCAATCACTGGTATGGCAGCCCAGCTGACCGGTGACGCCGCGAGAATGTTCTGATCCCTAGTTAGAACATACTTGATATAGCCGGTTACTCTTAGGGGGTAACCGGCTTTTTTTATAGGAGATCCCAATGCCCAGCGTTAAAATAAAAAATAGAACAGATTTTACTAGAGACGGAGTTGTAACAGTAGGAATCCCTTTTTCTAGAAGTTATGACCTCCAGCCTTCTGATACTCTAGTAGTATCAGGAGCAGTTTCCAGTAACGAAAACCAAAAAGTACAATGGTATCCTCAAGGAATGAGATGGGATACCAACGCTGTTAAATATGCTAGGGCATCTTTTAAAGTAACAAACCTAACACCTGGAGAAGAAAGAATTGTACAGGTTACTAGAAGTACTACAAGCACTCCCATCCCCTATGTAGTAAATTCTAACGTAGCACAGTCTCTACCTTTTTTAAATCCTAATAATGGCTCTACAAGCTTTCGTTTTAGAATATATGATATTATAAACGACCTAGGAGCAGGAAGTCCCGGCGGTGATACTTTTATTAATATTGAAAATGCTACACTTATAGAAGGTGGTGGTCCTGATGACCACTACGCAAGATATAGATATTTTACTTATTTACCTACTAACCCTAATAGAAACTGGGTAGACAATATTTGGGTAGAAGTAGTTATAGAAGTATTTTCTGGACTCCCGTACTGCCAGTTCTTTTTTAGATGGGGTTTCCATAAATGGAGACCTGGGATAAACTACAATAATTCACTTGCAGTTGACCCAAACCTTAATGGCTACCCATACACAAATAATGGCCACATTGGTGGTACTGCTTCAGGTACTCCAGGTGCTATATATAATACAAGTACTCCTCATTTAGGAGGAATAAAAGCGCCTATTGTTTTTAATATTTCTGGGCCTAGATCAACTATTAGATGGGCTAATCAAAAAATGAAAATTAGTGGGACTCCAATGCCTTATTATGGTGGCTCAGTTTCTTCCCAAGGAGGTGTCTATTCTGCAAATTGGTCCTGGCCTTCTATATATGTATTAGGCTCTGGTGGCCCAAGTTTTGACAGCGGCAGATTTACTGCTGGACTATCACATGCTTATAAAGGTTCGTTATTGTATGAAGTAAACAGTACAACCGATGCAGAAAACGTAGAACAAATTCTTGCTATATCAGAAGATTGGGAAGAGACATATCCAGTTACTGGTATAATGCCATCTGATCCTCCTTATGTAACAAGTAAAGCTGATCTTCTTATTAGAAGTGGAATTGTACTATCCTATCTTCAAAATCAAAGCTTTAGTAGTCTTTTTGGTGCTTATAACTGGCCTGCTATATCTAATAACCCTGATACTGGAGTAGGAGGCAACCATGGTAAAGGGGGTTACGCTTTCTCAAAAAGAGGATACTCATTTTTAAAATGTAGTAACTATAATTGGATACCGTTTTTAGAGTGGGCAATGAGGCAGGACGCTTGTAGGCATGGATGGTATATAAATAGTCAGGGGTATCCTTTAACACACGCAGAAATTGTTGCTGAAAAAGCTTTTTTGTTTACTACTGTTTTTTTTGCAAAAAGTTCTGGTGGTGGCTCTGGACTTTCTTCAGCAGGATACGGAACCCCTACATATGGAGTTCCATCGGGGCACACTGGTTCTCCTATTTATACAAGGAATGGTCTTGTAGGAGGGTCTTTCTCAGGACCTGAGACTAATGGACAAGGCCCTTTTATAAATGGATTGATTAGAAGTCACTATCAGTTAGATACTAAGATAATGGGTGCATTTGTT